TTCTTTATGTCAGTTATCTCAAATTGTGTTCCTCTTTCAAATTCCACTTGATATTCAGGATACGGACAATCCTCTCCATGATTATATATTTTATATATTTCATAAGCTTTTGTTTGACCTTCCGGTAAAGGCTCAATTATCCATTTTATAGAATGAGCATTATCAAAATCATCTATTGATGTCGTAAAAAAGCCATTTACGGTAAAAATATCTCCAATCCTATTATTACCACGCATAAAACCATCATTGGCATATAACACAGGGTGAGTATTTTTAGGAGCTTTTCTTAATGCACTATCTAAGTTTTGGATTAAAACTTCTGTTAAGGCATTCAATTTACGCCTATTATACAGAGGTTCTTGTATGAACCGAGAACTACCAAAGCCTTCAAGGATGACGATACTTAATGCTTCTAAATCAGTCAAATTATATTCTTTATAATGTATTTTATTGACCTCTTTCAGATGTTGCATCGCTTTTATATGAGAATTCAACAACTCAACATCTCCTCCTCGTTTATATGCAGATGGATTGTGCTGATATATTGTTTCTACAATTAGTTGTAAATCTTCTATATTCATATTAATATACAAAAAAATAACAATGCAAAATTAGCCTTTTATGGCTAATTTTACATATTCAAATAAGAATTTTATCGAAGATTGGAACAAAGGTTTCTTTGCTACTTTCTTTGTCCGCCATCATGCTCACTGAAAGAAA